TTTCAGAAGGAAAACAGGCATTTCCGTGGGAAGGAGCAAGCGATACTAGAATTCCACTTGCCGACTCCATAATTAACGATTGCGTGGATGTTCTCACCACGGCAGCTAGTCGAGCCACATTGAAGGTGGCCGCTACCGAAATAGGAGATGTGGAGCAAGCGGCAGTAGCCAATAAAGTGATGCATTGGCAACTGGACACTAAACTGTACCACACAATAAACCGGGAAGCTGAACTTCTAGCCCAACACGGATTACAATATGGGTGGAGTGTTCTTTTTGTGGGTTGGGATCAGAAAGCTGCTCTGAAAGCGGTAGCTATTACAATGGAACAGATCATGCAAATGATTGACCAACTGGATCAGGACGATCCTTTGCGCGACTTTCCAGAAATCATAGCCGACCCCGATAGGGAAGATGAGGCAATAGCTATTATTAAGGCCCAATATCCTAATGCTACGGATAAGGAAGCCAAGAAAGGCATAAGGGAGTTGCGGGAAACGGGACAAGCCGAAATTCCAGTTGCATATATTTCAGTTAATCAGCCTTCTATTGTGGCACTAAAACCGTGGGAAGACGTTACTTTCCCGCCAGAAACAACTGACCTTCAAGCTGCTAGAGTCATATTTAGGCGGGTGTTCTTAACGGAAGCCGAACTTCGGGCCAAGATTGTGGATGAAGGTTGGGACGAAGATTGGGTTGAAAAAGCGGTAAACACGGCAGGGAAGTCTGTGGAGTTTTTTGAGTTTTCGCAAAGCATTACTAACTTATCCATTAATGACACCATAACTAGGCAGGATAATCTTATCGAGGTTGTATATGCGTACACTAGACAGATAAACGAAAACAACATACCGGGTATTTACTATACTGTGTTCAGCCCAATGAACACAAAGGACGATTCTGGAAATGATGTGTACGCTAAACATGAACTTCTGGATTACGCACATTGTCGGTATCCGTTTATTGAATTTAGGCGTGAACGGCTTAAACGGCGCGTTGTGGAATCTCGTGGAGTTCCAGAGATATGTGAGACTTGGCAGAACGAGATAAAAACGCAGAGAGATTCAGTATTTGATTCCACATCTTTTGAGACACTCCCGCCTATCATGGTGAATAAGCGGATTGGATTGGCTAACAAAGTTGGCCCGGCAGTTCAGCTTCCCGTGACTAAACAGGGAGACTACGAATTTATGAGGCCACCCCCACGAACACCCAATACGGCGTTAAACCTTATTGAAATCGTGGAGAGACAGGCCGACAGTTATTTTGGAAGGGCAAACCAAGGTGTGCCGCCAGTTCAAACGCAACTGAAGCAGCAGCGCATGGTGAATAACTGGTTGACAACTTGGACTGAAGCATATCAACAGATGTTTACTTTGTGCTTACAATTTCTGTCGCCGGAAGAGATTCAGAGAATTTCGGGGTCTGGAGTTATTCCAAGATCAGACATGATGCAGTTTGATTTTGTGTTGAAGTACGATGTTAGGGAATTGGATACGGAATACGTGGATAAAAAACTAGCCACCATTAGCCAATACGTTATTCCGCAAGATGCCGGTGGAGTTTTGGACAGGAACAAGTTGATTGGAATGGTGGTTAAAGCCATCAGTCCCGACATTGCCGAAGAGTTAATCATAGATCAGAACACCGCTAGTCAGAAAATGTATACTGATGTTAAGACGGAGATCGGATTAATGATGTTGGGCAATGAGGCTAATTATGTTGAGAACGATCCAGCCGCGAAAACAAAAATGCAATATGCACAAGACATCTTATCAAGAAATCCTAAAGCGCAGTCCGCGTTACAAGGAGATGAGGTTTTCCAACAACTATTTGAGAACTACTCCAAGAATCTTCAAATGTCGATCATGCAGGAAGAGAACAAAACTATTGGTCGAATTGGAGTTAGTCAGTTGACATGAGGGATTTGTCCCATTTTCAGTTTGACACGAACCCACTTTGGGATGACATACAGAAGCGTTTGCAGGATATGATTGAAGTGGAAACGTCTGAAGCCCTTACTCAAGAGGTTAGTCCAGAAATTAGGGGTCATCAATGTGGTCGTGCCGAAGCCCTGACTGATTTTAAGCACTCTCTAATAGAGACATGGGAACAAGCCAACGCCAGATGAGTGCATGTGAAGAACAGTACGATATTCTCCCTGAAGATTATGGAGAAGAAACCTTGGTTTGGTTTTGGTAATTTAATATTTTAAATGCTTGACAAAATTTCAAAAAGCGGTTCTTATTTCCGTAACTTTTGGTTCCGTACTGGGGTCAATAGAATTTGTGGGTTTCTGCGTATCCCTAAAAACGCTGTTTGCCTAACTTGCAGGGCTTGAAACCAGCATGAGTGAAAACACAGTAGAGGGAGAAAGCAGCACTCCCGAATCGACGGAAGCTGTAGAAACGAACATTGGTGAACTTTTGGACACCGATGGATTGGCAAGTCAACTGGAAAGGATGTTTGATGCGCCAGACGAACCCGCTGCGGAAAGTGCGGGAAATGAGGAATCGCCTCCTATTGAAGATGAGCCAAGTGGTGAGTCGGAGGGAGAAGCTGAAAGTGATCTTTCTCAAGTTGAAGAAGAACCTTCTGCGGAAGTTGAACCGGCAGACGAAGTAGCTGATGATCGGACGGAGAATCCCCACAAAGGACTCCTAAAGAGAATTGACAAACTAACTGCCCGGCGAAAAGAAGCTGAAGGTAGGGTTGATGGTCTGGAAGATGAGATCAAAGACCTCCGTGCGGAATTGGATAGCAAGGATGATTTAAGTGATCTTCCTAGAGTTGCAAAAGATAATCCATATTCCCATTTAAAATCCATATCGGCAGTAAATAAAGAAGTAGAACAGGCCGAAGAGATACTGGAATGGGCAGAGGATAATGCAGATGGAACTGAAGTTACTAATTCTCAAGGGGAGGAAGTGTCATATTCTAGAGAGGATGTGACACAGATTAAGCGCAATGCCCGAAAAGCACTACGCACACAACTTCCAGAACAGGAAAACTACCTTCGAGAAGAAACTGAAGTTAACCAGAGAGTGGAACAGATTTTTCCATATTGGAAAGATCGGAGTTCTGCGGGGTATCAAGAAGCTATGGAGATTGTAAAAAATCGCCCCGGCTTAAAGAGTTACCCAACATGGAAGGCAGATGTGACTATGTTCCAACTGGGACTACAAGCGTATAAGGAGATGACAACGGACAAACAGCCGAGGCCAAAGGCTAAAGCTGCCCCGAAACAACCATCTGCTCCGAGCCAAGCTCCAGTTGTGGATAAGCCGACTCAAGCACGTTCAAATTCCGCTAGGAAAGCCTTCAACAACAACAATAAAGATACGGACGCTTTAGCGAAAATATTAGAATCAGATTATTTATAAGGAATAAATTATTATGGCACTTCTTTTAGAAAAAGGATATAACGGCACTCAATCGGGTGGCCGAGAGGATTTGTCAGACCTTATCAGCAATGTCGATGCAAAATCTACCGTTTTTACTTCTCTAGCTAAAAAAGGTAAGAAGCCCGGCAATGTTGTCATGGGATGGCAAATGGATAAGTACGAAAGTCCCGGTGTAGATGGTATTTACGAAGGTACTGATATAAATATGTCTTCTGTGAGTAGTTTTGATAATCCCGGTAAAAATCGGAAATTGATGCAAAACTATGTGCAGATTTTCCGGCGTGTGTTCCGTATTTCAAATCTCGCTAACGAAATTCAAATCGTTGCTGGTGTGAAATCGGAACTTGCAAACGGTATTGCCAAGAAATTGGTAGAGATTAAGCGTGATATGGAGTACACGTTTCTCTCTAACGCTGATGCAGATTCCGAAGATGCAGCAGGAACACAAAATCCGTATCATACTAAAGGTTTGGGGAGTTTTCTTCATGCTTCTGGTACTAATGGTGGAGATGATGACTTCATTCCTACTGGATTCCTTCGTCCTGCTGCTTCTGGTGTTGCTGGAACTGCTGCTGGTTTAACTGAAGGTGATGTTCAGAATGTTCTGAAAAGCATCTACGAAACCACCGGGAGTATTCGGGATTACGATGCCGTTGTTGGCCCAACCTTGAAACGAGCGTTTACAAGTTTTACACAGAGTATTACTTCTTCTGACGAAGCGGCTAGTCCTGTTAAGGTTTTTAATCAAGACGCATCAGCAAGGTCGTTTATCAATGTTATTGATGTGTTTGAAGGTGATTTTGGCCGATTGCGCTTACATCCCTCCGTCCACATAAATACTGTTGCAACTACTGGTTCTGGTGGAACAGAGCATACGCATGCACAAGCGGTAACGGCTCGTCCTTACAAGGGTTTTATTATCCCATTTGATATGGCAGAAATCCGCTACGGCAAGTTGCCGCAGATTAAGGAACTGCAAGACAATGGTGGTGGCCCTGCGAGGCTTATTGAGGCAATGGCAGCACTAGTCATTTACAATCCAACAGCCTTTGGATTGTTTGATTGCACTTCATAAAACATGTATGCCCCCGAAGGGTTGAGTGATGAAATGACCTCCCTTGTGGGGGCCGCACTTCGGAAACAGTTGGCCCGTGAGCATCAAAACTCACGGGTCAACCAATCCGATGGTGTGGCTAGAGCATCCAAAACAGAGTCGCATACCGCTGAATTTGGACAACATAGAGCTAGAATAGAACCTACTTCTTATCATTACTGGGGTAAACGCCTTGGATATGGTTGTTGGAATGACCGTAAATTTATGAAGGAATATTTGCGTGACAATCCAGAAAGTAGGATTAAAAGTGCGGGTGGAAAGAAAGCACAAGTCGGATATGGCGGGAATAAAGAACACGGATATTACGACACTCCAGTTGGGCGAGTTACTTACCGCAAAGTATATGGGCCAAATGAACGGGTGGAAGTAGATGCAAACGCTTAAATTCAGCAATGTTATTTATGGAGTAGCCCAGTTGGCCGGTCTGGATCGGGACAATCTGCCCGGTCATTTTTTTAAACAAGTTCGGGACTTGGCAAACCCCCGCATGGCATTTGCGTGGGAGACAGAATATTGGCCCGACCTTTTACGAATTTCAGAGCTTACCGTCACGACAACCGACAGCGTAAGCACAATAGCCTACCCGACCGATGCTGGAGAAATACTGGAGGTCTACAGTAAAAATCCTAGAAAAACCACTCTTCATTCTAGTGTGGGTTTTATATTGTACGATGATGGTACTGATAGCGACACTAATTCTGGCAAAACAGTTACTGTGTTCACTACTACCTCGCCGCTTTATGTCGAGTACCGAATCGCCCGACCAGAATTAAGCGGGGATTCTGGATATAATGCTTCCACGGCATACGCGGACGGCACACAAATTTACTACCCAACTACCGGCCACTTTTACACCCGCAAAAATAACACGGGCGGCACAGAAACAGGAGTTGCTCCAACTGTAACAGCCGATTGGGATAAGGCAGTAGTGCCAAAGATTTTTGAGAATTACTTAATCCGTGGAATTTATGCGGATTATTTGAGAGCAAACGGGCAGTCCGATATTGCGGCTGCGGAAGACAGAAATGCTGAAGGGATTATCACAATGGAAGCGGATAAGGTTTACCGTCAGCAAGGTCAAGTTAGACGAACAAGCGTTTTAGGATATTAAAATATGAAAGTTAGAGTAGCAGGGGGAAGAAACATATTAAACCTTGACACCGTATATAGTGTGTCAACAACGGCATCGAACGTGGTTGCTGCGAATGATAGCAGAGCCTCGTTCTCTCTTCAAAACATCGGCACTACCAAGGTGTATGTTCGTATGGGGGCAGCACCCGCTCTAGGGGCGAGTAAATTCTTTTCATTCATACTTCCTCCAGCCAGCGGAGACGAAGAGGGCGATGGAGGTACTTTAACGGTAGATAAGCATCAAGGGGATGTTTATGTCGCTACGGCAAGCGGAACCAGCACAATTATTGCGACAGAGTTTGTAAAATGAGCGCAAAGGTATCCACATTTAGCAGGGGGATCGTTTCTGCTGTTAGCGGCGAGGGCGGCACTCAGTCAAACGAGTTTGAAGCTGCCATAAAATCCGTCACAAGCAGCACCGATGTTGGTGCAGTATTTTTATACGACACAAGCCAAGATTCAGACGGTGGCGCGTGGCGTAAGAAGTGCAAGGGACTTTCTTGGTACGACGAGGCGAGCAGCACAACCCGTTCGGCGCGGAGCGAGTTTCCCGCGATGTCGCTGATTGTTGCGGATAATGTGACAACTGGAACCGTGTCAATCTACGACTTGGATGACCCAGCAATGCCGTTGTGGATGCAGTTTACTCAAGGCGGCAGTTATCCAACAACCGCAATGCTAGGGCGAACCACGCCAGACATTACAAGCGTTTATATGCTAAACGGACGCTTGTGTGTCGGTCTTGACAACAGCGCGTATGGTGAAGCGTTGGCTGTTATTAGCTTCCCCGAAGATAACGGCAGAATGTTTTCCACTTCTGCAACTGACTGGGGGTTGTTTGGCCAAAACATAGCGAACCGCAATACCACCACCGCTGCCGTTGACAAAAACCCGACTGGACAAATAGTCAACACAGTCATCAACGATGTTGCAATGACCGTCCTAGAGGGCGCGGAGATTGGCGCACTTGGCTTGCCGATTCCGACCGTGGCGGTTGCGACTGATGGCGGCGTTTCGGTTATTCATCCGAGTGGGGATGTTTATGATGATACCT